GCAAAACGAAAATTCCAGTACGGATCAGAAGAAGACGAACAATAAAAGATACGCCTTTGCTCAAAGACAAGGCGATGATTTTAGTTGTATAAAAATTATGGATGGCCAATACGAAGGTATCATCTATAAGTATGATAAAGTTGCATTTGAGCCTAAGCCATTAGACACAGGTGACATACCTTTGAGATTTACATATGATATTATGACAAATCCAAATAAAGAAGATGTTGAGTCAGAAGATTTTAGAAACTATATTGGTGACATTTTAGTTGAAGTTGTACAAGAACAATTAGAAGCAGGTAAGTTACAAATCAATGAATGATTTTATTAAAACTTATGATAATGTTTTAAGTGATGTAAATTGTCAACACTTAATAGATAAGTTTGAAGACAGTCGTAATCAATGGCAAAAAACTGAGTTAGAGGGTCATAGATCATTTACTGAAATCAATCTTAATCTACATGAAGATTGGCAAGAGTATGTCAATATCATATACAAAGCTTTAAATCCATATTTACAAAAATATGCTGATGACCATAATATAACAAATAACTGGCCAGAAAGATATGGTTGGGAACAAATTAGATTTAAAAAATATGAAGTAAATGATAAAGATGAATTTAAAGAACACGTTGATGTTATGGATTATGCTAGTGCTAAAAGATTTTTAGTTATGTTTTTATATTTAAATGACAATGAGGGAGGGTTGACAGAGTTTCCAGAATATGATACAATGATACAACCAAAGGCTGGTACTGTATTAATGTTTCCACCATTATGGACACATAAACATATAGGTCATAAACCAGTTAAGAAACCAAAGTATATAATAGGAAGTTACTTACATTATACATGAACGATAGATTAGAAACCACAATACTAAATAACCTTTTCTATAACGAAGACTTTACTAGAAAAGCTATTCCGTTTCTTAAAGAACATTACTTTTCTAAAAGAGACGAGAAGATTTTATTTATTGAGGTAGAAAAGTTTTTACACAAATACAATAATCTACCTACTAAAGAATCTATACTAATTGAACTTAACAATAGAAAAGATTTAAACGAGGAAGAATATAAAAACGTAAAAGATTTAGTCGCCAGTATATCAAATGAGGAAACAGATTTACAGTGGTTATTAGATACAACAGAAAAGTTTTGTAAAGATAGAGCAGTACATAACGCTGTATTAGAAGGTATTAAAATATTAGATGGTAAAGATAGAACTAGAACACCAGAGGCGTTACCTAGTTTATTAGGCGATGCGTTAGGTGTAAGTTTTGATAAACACGTTGGCCATGATTATATAGAAGACGCTCAAGCTAGATTCGAATGGTATCACACAAAAGAAAAAAGGTATCCATTTGATCTATCTTATTTTAATAGAATTACAAAAGGTGGTATACCAAGTAAGACTTTAAATATCGCATTGGCTGGTACTGGTGTTGGTAAATCTTTGTTTATGTGTCATGCTGCGTCAGCATTCTTAACACAAGGTCTTAACGTTTTATATATCACACTAGAAATGGCTGAAGAACGTATTGCTGAAAGAATAGATGCTAATTTATTTGATATATCTATGGACGATATTAGAACTATGCCAAAAGAGTTATACGATAATAAAGTTAAAAAACTAGAAGACAAAACAAATGGTCGTCTAGTCATAAAAGAATATCCAACTGCGTCAGCTCATAGTGGTCATTTTAAAGCGTTGATGAATGAACTAGCGCTAAAGAAAAGTTTTAAACCAAATGTAATCTTTATTGATTATCTTAATATATGTGCTTCTAGTAGATTTAAAGGTGGTAATATATCATCTTATTTCTACATCAAAGCAATCGCTGAAGAATTAAGAGGTCTCGCTGTAGAGTTTGATGTTCCAATCTTTAGTGCAACACAAACAACAAGAACTGGTTTTGTGAGTACAGATATTGGTTTAGAAGATACATCAGAGTCGTTTGGTTTACCAGCGACTGCTGACTTCATGTTTGCTCTTATGTCAAATGAGGAATTAGAAGGTCTAGGTCAGATGAAAGTAAAACAATTAAAGAATAGATACAATGACCCAGCAATCAATAGATCATTTATCGTAGGTGTTGATAGAGCAAAGATGAGATTATATGATACTGAAAACTCAGCACAAAATATAGTTGGTGGTAAAGAACTAAAACAAGAGGAAAACTATCCATCACCAGAACAAACATATGAAAAGTTTTCCGATTTTAAATTATAGGAGTTAAAATGGCAAAGTTAGTGACATTTACAAATGCAAATCCACCATACGAAGGAACACCAATATTGATTAATGTAGATCATATTGTTTCTGTATATGAGGATTTAACCGCAGATAAAAAAGTTGCTCTATGGAGCACAAGTAATTTTTGGCACGTAGAAGAAACAATAGAACAAGTTTATGATAAACTAGGACTAGAATATGTACATAAAAAAGAGGAGGTAAATTAATGATTGAAAACACATTATTTAATATACCAATGTGGTCTATACCCACTTTAAATTTTAAAGAAAAAAAACCACAATTAGAAAAACTATGTAAAGCGTTTCCAGAAAAGAAACATGGATTACAAACTTTTTCTACGAATAGACAAAGAGATAGATCAGGTTTTGCTGATGCTTTTAATAATATTATGGGTGAGGAACTAGGTATGCTTTCTCAACAATTAAAAAAAGATATTCAGTTACAAGATATATGGTCTGTGTCTTATAGGAGAGGTGACTATCATACGCCACACGATCACGGATCAATAGGTCTTTGTGGAGTTTTATATTTAAATATGCCTAAAGACGCAGCAGTAACACAGTATATACAACCTTGGAATGATTGGTATTCAGATAGAACAATTTATTATCCACTTCCAGTAAATGAGGGTGATATAGTAGTTACTCCTAAATTTGTTAGACACTTTACAGAACCTCACAAGTCAAAAAAAATTAAGAAAATAATTAGTTGGGATATGAATATACTTTAATGGCTAAGAAACAAAAAGTAAGATTTCATAAAGGTGATAGAAGACCTAATAATCTTCAACCTAATTTATCATATACAAAGAAAATGGTAAAGAGAGGTAAAGAAATTATATGGCAAGTCATTGAAAAGCCTAATAAGAATGTGATAAGTGAATATTTTTTTGAAGAAGATGCTCACAAATTAGTTAAATTTCAAAACAAACATAAAGTATGGCAACCCAATGGTGGCATACCTAAATTCTTATGGACAAGAGTTTAGACTTATAAATATAATAAACAATTGATTTATATGGAACAAGTGGTTATAGTAATGGAATATATGAGAGAGAAATGTTTAGTTTTAAAGGTTTTACAACACAAGATAAGAATACACATTTAGAACACCTAGAAGACGATATAATAAATCGTGGATCAAAGGGTGGTCAAAATGCTATTAACTTTTTAAAGTCAATAAGAGATATGTTGGCTGGTTCTTCTCGTAAAAAAGTTAATATGACAGTTAAATGGGATGGCGCACCAGCGATCATCTGTGGTATCAATCCTGAAAATGGCAAATTCTTTGTCGGTACAAAATCAGTATTTAATAAAAATCCTAAAGTAAATTACACAAACGCTGACATTAGAAAAAATCACTCTGGTGAACTAGCAACAAAACTATCAATCGCATTAAGAGAATTATCACGTCTAGGTATCAAAGGTGTAATACAAGGTGACTTTCTATTCGCAGCATCAGATTTAAAATCTGCTACGATAGATGGTGAGAGTATGATTACTTTTACACCCAATACAATTACATATGCTGTTCAGGCAGACTCTGGTATAGGTAGACAGATTAGTAGAGCGAGAATGGGTATAGTCTTTCATACAAAATATTCTGGTAAAAGTTTAGATAGCATGACTGCTGGTTTTGGTACAGTAAGAGGTTCTGCTAGAAATGTATTTTTAGCTAGTGCTGGTTACAGAGACGTATCTGGTTCTGCTAAACTAACCACAAGTGAACTTAAAACATTTAATGCAAGATTAAGAATGGCAGAAGGCTCTCTATCAAAGGCAGGGCCTTTATTAGATATTATGAGTGAGACATCTTCTGATGGTTTAGGTGTAGGTTTCAGATTAAAAACTTTTTTCAATCACTACATAAGAAATACACAAGGCCACATGGCAAAGGTTAGAACTTTAGTAGATATGTTTAGAGAGTATTACGAAAACATAGTACAAGCAGAAATAGACGCTAGAAAAACAGCGGCAGGAAAACAAAAGTATAAAGATATTTTAAAAACTAATTTAAAGTTTATTGATAGAAACAAAGGAGCATTGGTAATGGCTATCGCATCTCATGTCACATTACAGAATGCAAAGAATTTTCTCATTAATAAAATGAGTGAGATACAAAGTGTGGGACATTTTTTAAGAACATCTACTGGTTATAAAGTAACAAGTCCAGAGGGTTATGTGGCAGTAGATAAAGTAGCAGGCGCAGTTAAGTTGGTAGATAGATTAGAATTTAGTAGAGCTAACTTTACAATGCCGAAAGGATGGAGTTAATGCCAAAAACATTTAAACAATTTGAAGATTACGATAAGGCTTGTGACGAAGTAATATTTGAACACGAAAATGAGCCTTTACAAGAAGCAGAATATCAAGGTAAAAAAGTAAAACTAAACGACCCAATTAGAGGTGGCTCTAAAAAGTTTTATGTGTATGTAAAAGATGGCGACAAAGTAAAGAAAGTATCATTTGGTGATACAACTGGTTTGTCAATTAAGAGAGACGACCCAGCAAGAAGAAAGTCATTTAGAGCTAGACATAATTGTGATAACCCAGGTCCAAAGACAAAGGCAAGATATTGGTCTTGTTATCAATGGAGAGCTGGAGCAAAGGTAAACAACTAATGATTAAGAATACTAGACAAAGAAACACACCATACGTTATGCCATTGAAAGAAGATATTACTAGATTTTATATGAAGTTAAAAAGTAAAGTGTTGTTCTACGGCTGGCAGATCAGAAGTAAATATAAGAAATGAAAAAACTAAATCAAATACTACGAGAGGGTGTTTACGACCCAGGAATATTTAAAGCCTTTTTCTTGGCTGGTGGTCCTGGTAGTGGTAAAACGTTTGTCACCAGAGCAGCATTTGGTGGCACAGGTTTAAAGTTTGTAAACTCTGACGCAGCATTTGAGAGAGGTTTAAAAAAGGCTGGTTTATCTTTGAAGATGCCAGATGAAGAAGAATAT